TTGTCAGACAATCAAGGCAAGCAAAATATTTTAGTTTGCTCAGATAATGAAAAAAGACTTAGAGCCAAACAAATTTTAATTGAAAGATTAGCTTGGTAAATTATTACAATAAAATAGGAGTAGAAAAAATGACTGATATAGATAGAAATTTCAATAACACAATAGATGAGTATTACTCAAGTGATATAGGCTCAGAATTCGAGGATGATTTAACCGAGTCAGAAATTGAGGAAGCAATATATTTAATACAGCCTAATGACGCTTGGTTAAAAGCAGCAAAAGAAGTATTACAACAATTTAAAAACAATGAGGTGAAAAAATGACTAAGAAACAAAACAACACAATTAATATTTACGCAGTAGATAAAATAATTGAAATTGGAAAAGCTTTTGAAAATGAGGGTAAAAAATTAGGAACTTTATTCATAAAGAAAACTAATATTAAATTCAGTAAAAAAGAACTGGACATACACGGAGGTGATATTTGTTCTGGTGATAGCGAGGTTATAGCTTTTGTAACTTGTCACGATGAAACTAAATATCATAGACAATGGTACAAACTAACTGAGTACTCCAGTAGAGCGCATAAGTTTGAGAGCTGGAAGTTAGAGTCTGAAAAAATTGAGTATGAGAACTAGCCAGTAGTAATAGCCAGCCCACTAATAAAAGCCCTGTTAGTTGTGAGATTAGCAGGGCTTTTTGCTATATGTAACAATCTCATTAATCTAGTAGGTTTAGGCTATAGATCAATTATAACCCTACAAAGCCCATATAAGCCCATTAAGAGCATTCAAAACACTTAACTAATACTTACCTACTTGACCATACCTAAACAGTCTTATATTTGAGCTATGTTCAATTGGTGCATAAGACTTTGATTAATATGTCTAACCTTGTGAAGTATTTTCAATAAAAGAACTTCATAAGAACTTAACAGGGCTTGTCTACTTGATAGCCTTAGACTTCCATATAGCCTTTATTAAGCCTTTGTTAAGTTTAGGCTACTTGACACTTAACAAGGCTTTGAATGGCTTATATTAGATGTATGGGCTTCGAGCCTGTGGATAAACTTGTTAAGATCTTGTTAAGATCTTGTTAAGAACCTGTGGATAACTTGTTGATAAGAGGGTACGCAGGTGACCATAGGGGGTGCCCGCCATATAATGTAGTGGTTATACATTTTTAGAAGAAATAGGGAGTATACTAGAAATAGAAAGATATATGAAATGCGCACCTATTATTATAAATAATTACTTCACGCATTTAACAAGGATTTATCAGGGTAGGTATATATGTATTCAACCCTGCCCATACTTAATTATATTATACAGACAGATTTAGCTTTTGTCAAGTATTATTTTATATATTTTTATTAAAAATAACTTGACAAACTTGTAAACTAGTCCTATAATAGTAGAATGATGGTAGAAAACACATACTTAGCACAACACAAAAGAAACAAAACACTAACTGATAAGCAACAGAAGTTCTTAGACTGTCTTATAACAACCAATGGTGATCCGAAACAAGCAGCAATATTGGCTGGATATAGTAACGGAAGCCATTATCAAGTAATAGCTGCCCTAAAAGACGAGATAATAGATCTAGCTACCAATGTTTTAGCCAATAGCGCTCCTGAAGCAGCTTTCAAATTAGTTGAAATAATGAATACTAATAGACCTATTCCACAGATAGGTAACAAACTACAAGCTGCGCAAGCGATCTTAGACAGAGTAGGTGTAATAAAAAAAGAAAGACTGGATGTTAATCATAATGTAGCTGGTGGAGTATTCATATTACCTGCTAAAGCTGTTGAAAAAGAAGTAATAGAGCATAAGTCACAATCAGAGTTATTACAAGATGATTTAGAACCAATAATTGAATGGGAAAACGAAGGTGGAAGTTAAAGAAAACGATGATGATATTAATCTACAGATTCATACGTTACCAGCAGTTATTATGTTTGAATGTCAACTGCCTGAGAATTTAATCAACGATTTGAATGAATACTTAGACGAATACAAAGAAGATCCCGATAGAAAGTCTTTAGCGCATACGCTAGTTGGTCAGATCCATCAAGGTGAACAGCTTCTAATGGATCATAAACATAAATTATTATCAGACTATTATAAGTTTATTACAAATATGGGTGCTACTTACATTAATACTTTTTGTAATATTACAGGTGCAAAGTTTGATGATCCAAGAACTGTAGATATAGATGAACTGTGGTCAGTACATAGCTTTGAAGGAGATTACAACCCTATACACGATCATGGAACTAAAACTCTAATGGGAATAAGTACAACTTGTTGGACAATGGTTCCAGAGCAAATAGGAAGTTTAGGAGAAACAGGAACAGGTAACGCAGAAGATAATTTTACTCTTTACAATTCTTCAGGTGCTTGCGATGGGTTCTTAGCCTTTACTTATGGTCGTAATGAGATTATGAATACCGAGAGATTAAGACCGCCACAGTCTATTACGATTCAACCGAAGGCTGGCAGACAACTTATGTTTCCTTCTTGGATGCAACATATGGTCTATCCGTTCTTTGGCGAAGGCGAAAGACGAACAGTAGCTGCTAATTTGAATTGTTGGGAACAAAAAAATGATGAAGTTTAATCCAGTATGGATAGTATTCTTAGTATTCATATCAATTATAATAATTAAAGAGTGGATGGCTCTACTTTAATATAGGATGTTAAATGTTGATGCATTTATATTTATGTTACTTAATCTTATTGCTGCTTATCTTGTCTGGTTGCAGTAGTACCCAAGAAATGAGTGCAAAGACTCGTTTGTTTCTTACTTGTATTGATCGAGTCTATGATTATCAAAAAGAATGTATGTGTGAGCTTTATCCAAAAGGTTATAGAAAAGAAGATTATTGTGATACTTGGACATCATTAAGGATGCAAGGATATTTAGTACCTTTGGATATACCAATAAGAAATTGAATAAAGCAGTAAAAATAATATTTGGATTAAGTGTAGTTTTGTTTTTAACAACTTGTGTTGGAGTATTAAAAACTAATGGATTCTTATACTAAATGGAAGTAATAAAAGAGACTTTTGAAGTACGGATGATGAGAAGAAAGCTAGTAGCTAACATCAAAAAGTTAGATAGAAGAATAACTGAAATTGAAAATAAACAAGCAAATAGATTTCCACATCTTATAGAAAGATTAAACGATGTAGAACGTGCAATATTAAGATTAGAAAAACAATGATAACCCTAACAGATAACGCAATAAAAAAACTAAAAGAGTTTGTAGAACCTTGGGAGATAGTTAGATTGGCTGTCGAAGGCGGTGGCTGCAACGGCTTCCAGTATAGGTTCGGAGTTCAGCCCGATGATGAAGTTGAAACCGATGATCATATTACTAAAGCAACTGATGGAGTTAGACTATGTGTAGACTTTATTAGTTATGCCTATCTAGAAAATGTAGAAATAGATTTTGAAGAATCAGCGTTTAGTTCAGCTTTTAAAATTAATAATCCTGATACGAAGTCAACTTGTGGTTGTGGAAGTAGCTTCTCTTAAAAAATTAATTTATAAAATGGAGGAAAAAATGAAAAAAAGAAACTATTGGAATATTGGATTAAGTGATTGGTTCAAGAATACTTTCATTAATACAACTGAAAGAATTCGTGCAAGGAATTTAAAAGGCAGATATGTTGGAGATGATAAATCAACTCCTGATGTAAATGAAGCCTACGTAACTGTTCCTCGTAAAAAAAGAAGCAAGAAAAAGAAAAAAAGTAGTGCAACAAAGAAATAACTACTATATAGTCTATCAACGCTTAACTTTTAAAAAAGTTTTAATAAGACTTATTGATTGGATAGTATCATAAAATGAATGACATACTTGTAATTAAAGATATAAAAGACGGAATGCAAGGTCTTTTTACTAACAAAAGATTTGTAAATGGAACTAAAGTATTAGAATTAGATGGTAATTATTTTCCAAGTCCTACTAGAACTTCAATACAAATAGGAGATCAACACTTAGAACATTACGAAGGTGGACACGTAAATCATCATTGTAATCCTAATACAAAGGTGATTATTCCTAATTTTACACCGCCTTTTCTAGTAGCAATAAAAAATATTGAGCTTGGCGAAGAGATTACTTTTGACTATGAGAGTACAGAAGAAGAACTCGTATCTCCATTTAAGTGTGAATGTCATGGAAGATTAATAGTTGGTTATAATATATTCCAAAGAATATGAATAATGAAAAGATAAAAACTAAGATTATAATAAATCCAGAACAACCAACGTGGTATAATCTAGCAGAAGGTTTCGATAAATGGAGAGTATTTCCAAGACTATTGATTACTCTTTATGGTGTTGCATTCTATCGAACTACAGAATGGTTTATGTTATTAGAAGAACCAATTGCTGCGCAAAGTGCTTTTGTATCTGTGGTTGTTAGCGCAGGAGCAGCTTGGTTTGGATTATATGTTGGTGGAGGAAGAAGAGGTAATAAATAATATTATTATGGAAAGAGATGCCGAGCCAAGAAGAATTAAAGAATTCTAAAAGATGGTTTAAATCAGCTACACCTAAGTATACTCCAGATTGGTATGTTAAATGGGTAGCTAGTATATTTCTTCTTACTGGAATGTCAATGAGAGGGATAGAAGGCTTTGTATTATATGATTTAAGCTTTTCAATTATTGGGGTTACAGGTTGGTTAGTAGTTTCAGCAATATGGGAAGACAGATCTTTACTTATATTAAATTCTTTTGCTCTGTTATTATTACTAAAGAATTTGATTACACTATTAGTATGAACACTCAAAGTTTATTAGAAAAAACAATACAGTTAAAAAGACGTAAAAGTTCTACTATTCCTTTTGGTTATGAGCTTTCTGAAGATGATTCACAATACTTAGAGCCTGTAGAAAAACAATTAGAAGCCCTCGAAGCAGTAGAAGAAATGATTGTAAACGAAGAAATATCTTTACGTGATGGCTGTTATTGGTTAGAAGATTATACTGGAAGAAGCCTTAGTCCTATGGGATTAAAAAAAATAATAGATAAGAAATATGGTACAAGAGAAGAAAGACTCGTTAGATTCTAAATCTAAAAAGAAAAAAAGAAACTATAACTATCACTCAAAAACTAAAGCAAAGATGAGTGCTAGACGTTCTGTTAAAGCAAAAGAAAAGAGAATAAAACAATTACAAACTAAAATCTCTAATCAAAAAAGTTCTTTAAAAACACAAAAGAAAGTTCTTAAAAAACTTGATAATAAGAAAACAGATAATAAAGTTGTCTTAGATTCTGAATTAGACTCTCTTCCTCCTACAGTACAAAGGCAGATAGAACAAGATAATCAGGTAGTCTTTCATCCTAATGAAGGACCACAGACAGAGTTCTTGGCAGCACCAGAAAAAGATGTTCTTTACGGAGGTGCTGCAGGCGGTGGTAAGTCCTATGCAATGCTAGTAGATCCATTGCGCTACGCTCATAAAAAAGCGCATAGAGCCTTGATTTTAAGAAGATCTATGCCAGAGCTACGAGAACTAATTGATAAATCTAGAGAACTTTATCCTAAAGCTTTTCCAGGATGTAAGTTTCGTGAAGTTGAAAAACTATGGAACTTTCCTAGCGGAGCTAAAATAGAGTTTGGATTCCTTGAGCGAGATGCAGATGTTTATCGTTATCAAGGACAAGCATACTCTTGGATAGGTTTTGATGAAATTACACATTTACCAACAGAATTCGGTTGGAATTATCTTGCTTCTAGGTTGCGAACAACAGATTCAAGTATCGAAACTTACTTGCGCTGTACTGCAAACCCAGGTGGGGTTGGCGCACAATGGGTTAAAAAAAGGTATGTAGATCCTATAGATCCGAATACTTCCTTTGTTGGCAAAGACGGACTTTCAAGAAAATTTATTCCTGCTAGGTTGGATGATAATCCGTATCTTGCCAATGATGGTCGCTATGAACAAATGCTTAAAGCTCTTCCGCCAGTTCAGCGAAGACAATTATTAGAGGGTAATTGGGATGTAGCGGAAGGCGCTGCTTTTGTTGAGTTTGATCCAGAAGTACATATTGTTGAAC